CGCCTGACCGACTGGCAGGAGGTCGAGATCACGCGCACCCTGGGCGCGGCCAGCGGCACGATCAAGCTCTCGGTCGGCCCGACTGCGAGGGTCCCCTACGCACTCAAGCCCGGCGACAGCTACGAGATCCGGCTCGCCGGCGAGCTCGTCGCGACGGGCTGGATCGACTCGCTCCGCGCCATCGACGATCCCTCGGGCTGGACGCTGTCGGTCACCGGCCGGGACCGCACGGCGGACCTGGTCGACTGCAGCGCGCCCGACTCGGCGAGCGAGCTCCTCAACGTGCGCCTGGATGAGGTGGTGCGGACGATCGCAAAGCCGTTCGGGGTCCGTGCGCGCTTCGAAGTTTCCGCGCCCGAGCCGTTCGACGTGTACCGGATAGACCCGGGAGAGACGGCCTGGTCGGCCATCGACCGCGCCGCACGCATGCGGGGCGCGATCCCCCACACCGACCCAGATGGGACCCTCGTGCTCGGCCGGCCGAGCGGTTTCACGCTCGACGGCGTGAGCCTCGAGGCTGGCCGCAACATCCTGCGCTCCGAGCTCGCCTGGGACCACGGCGGCAGGCACCGCGTATACCGCGTGCGCGGCCAGCGCGCGGGCAGCGACGACGGCTGGGGCGAGGTCGTGGCGCTCATCGAGGGCCGCGCGGAGGACACCGAGATCCGCGCCGGTCGGGAGCTCCTGATCATCGCCGAGGGGGCGGTCTCGCCGGCGACGGCCGCGGTACGCGCCCAGTGGGAGGCCGCCTACCGCGCGGCCGCGGCGTCACGCGTGGTCGTGCGCGTCGCCGGCTGGACGACGAGCCAGTCGCTCGCAGCTGGCCTGTGGCCGATCAACAGGCGCGTCGACGTGCGCATCCCGCGCCTGATGATCGACGGTGTGCTGCTGATCGAGGAGGTTCGGTTCAAGCGCTCGCCGCGCGCCGGGACGACCTGCGAGCTCGCGCTCGTGCGCCCGGACGCTTACATCCCGGCGCCGGCGGTTCCCGCGGCCCTTAACCCCTTCGCCGGGCTCGAGGACGGCGAGCTCGACGAGGAGGACTTCGAGTTCGAATGAAACGTCTCTCACAGCTGCTGGCCCAGCGCATGCGCGGCCTCATCACGCGCGGTGTGGTGACGCTGATCGACGACTCGCAGGCCGTGCAACTCCTGCAGGTCAAGCTCGCGGGCGGGCGCACCTTGAGCGGCGTCGAGCGATTCGAGACCTACGGCCTGACGAGCCGGCTGCTGCCGCAGGACGCGGACGGCAAAGCCGCGGAGGTCGTCGCCGTCTTCATCAACGGGTCGCCCGACCACCCGGTCGTCGTCGCGAGCGCCGACCGGCGCCACAGACCGGACGACATGGACCCCGGCGATGTCGTCCTCTACGACTCGCGCGGGAACCGCGTGCACCTCAAGAGTGGGAGCCTCGAGGTCACCGCGGCGACGGAGCTCGTGCTCAAGGTCGGCTCGAGCGAGATCAGGATCGACGGCACGTCGATCCTGATCAAGGCCGCGACGATCGACATGGAGCAGCCGTAATGGCCGCGGCGACCCTGACCGGCGTGGACACAGCCGGCGGCGGGCTCATCACCGCCCAGCCGGGCGCGCCGGAGTTCGTCGCGGTCAAGGGGCAAACGTGGGCGACGCTGGGGGCGCTCGTGGCGTTCCACGGGATCGGGCTGCACGAGGCGGCCGTGATTGCTACGGGCAGCGCGTTCGTTCGCATCGCCGGCGTCCCGGTCGTGCGCGCGGGGGACCTCGCTACGTGCGGGCACGCCGCCACAGGCAGCGGACACGTCGACGTCGACGCGTGACTCCGGGCCTCCCGGGCGGCATGATCGATCCCTGTGACCGCCTCTGCCGTGGATCTCTTGGTGGGCCTGACGGGCGACGGGCCAGACCTCGTGCTCGAGGCCGGGGACCTGGTCCTCGACCGGACGCTGCAGACCGCCGTCCTCGCGAGCCTATTCGCCGACGGCGAGGCGAGCTCCGAGCACACCCTGCCAGCAGGCGACGGCGATCGCCGTGGATGGTGGCCCGACTCGCTCGACGGGCGCCGGTGGGGCTCGCACCTGTGGCTGGCGGCGCGGGGGAAACTCACCACGGAGACGCTCGAGCTCGTGCGCGAATCGGCGGAGGCCTGCTGCGCCTGGATGATCGCCGACGGCATCGCCGACACCGTGCGCGCGGTGGTCGTGCGCCTCGGCCTGGACCGTCTCGGGCTCACGCTGGAGATCGGTCGCGGGTCGGCCGAGCGCTGGTCTGACCTGTGGGCCGCGACCCGGGCCTCGACGTTTTCCACGCCGGCGGCGGACGTGCGCCTCGTCCCGTTGCCCTGACCCTGGGCCGTGCCGTACCCCTCTCCGACACTCGCTGACCTCATCCAGCAGGCCGAGGCGGACATCGCCTCGAGGCTCGGACTCGACGCGCTGATCCGAGGCGGGTCGCTCGCGGTTCTCGCGCGCGTCGCGGCCGCCATGGCGCACGGCGCGCACGGCCACGTCTCCTACGCGACCGAGCAACTTTTCCCATCGACCGCTGCGGGAGAGTACCTCGCGCGTCACGCCGAGCTCTGGGGCGTGACTCGCCGCGCGGCCGCGCCGGCGACGGGCACGGTCCGCTTCGCCGGCAACGACGGGACTCTGATTCCCGCCGGGACGATTCTGAAGCGTGTCGACGGGTGGCCGTACGCGACCGACGCGGACGGCACGATCGCCGCAGGCATCGCCGACATCGCCGTCACGGCGCTCGATCCAGGAGAGCAGTCGGACGCAGCGGCGGCCATGGTCCTCACGCTCGAGTCGCCCATCGCCGGCGTGGACTCGTCCTCCACGGTCCAGGCCCCCGGCCTCGAGGGCGGCGAGGACCAGGAGGACGACGAGGAGCTCCGTGCGCGCGTGCGCGCGCGCGTCTCCGATCCGCCGCAGGGGGGCACCGTCGCGGACTACGAGGCGTGGGCGCTCGAGGTCTCAGGCATCACGCGGGCCTGGTGCCTGCCCGCCTACCTGGGCGGAGGGACGGTGGGCGTCGCGATCGTGCAGGACGACGAGAGCCCGATCACGCCGCCGCCCAGCAAGGTGGACGAGGTCCAGGCCTACATCGACGCGCGTCGTCCGGTCACAGCGGCCGTGACGGTGTTTGCGCCGACGCTCGAGCCTGTCGCGCTCGAGCTCAGCGTCACGCCGGACACAGCGGCCGTCCAGGCAGCTGTCGCGGCCGAGCTCGCAGACCTCCTGGCGGCCGAGGCCGTCCCGGGCGGCACCCTCTTCCTCTCGCGCGTGCGCGCCGCGATCAGTCGCGCCGCCGGCGAACTCGACAACAGCGTGACCCTGCCGGCGGCCGACGTCGTGGCCTCGCCCGGCGCCATCCTGACCCTGGGGACGGTGACGTTCAGCTGATGCCCGCCGCCACCCTCGAGCCCACAGTCGCGCGCGCCGCGGCCTATGCGCAGCAACTCCTGCAGCTGTTTCCTCCGGGGCCGCTCTGGGAGTCCAGCCCAGGGCGGACGCTCTACCGCCTGATCGAGGGATGGGGCACCACGCTCGCGCGGCTCGAGCTGCGCGTGCTGGGGCTGCTCGACGAGGCAGACCCGCGCACGGCACTCGCGCTGCTCCCCGAGTGGGAGGAGGCGGTCGGGCTTCCGACGGCGTGCGCGCCGCTGGCGGTAGGGACGCTGCTCAGGCGGTACGCGATTGTGACGGAGCTCACCCAGCGCGCGGTGCCGACGCCGGCGTTTCTCGTCGCACTCGCTGCGTCCCTCGGATTCGCCGTCACGATCGAGGAGCACGCGCCGCTCAAGGCTGGCTTCCGCGCCGGAGACCGCGTGCAGCCAGTCGAGTGGGCGCACGTGTTCACCGTCCACGCGCCGGCACAGACGGCGCAGTTCTTCACGGCGTCCGCGTCGGTCGCCGGTGACCCCCTCACCGACTCGGGCAACGACGTCCTCGAGTGCACGATAAACGCGGCGCGCCCAGCGCAGTCGATCGCGCTCTTCGAGTACGACCTTCCAGCATCGGGGTTCGCGCCGTGGGAAGATCTCCAGCCCGGCCCCGCCGCCGCCGGCGCCGGCGCGCTGCCTGGACTGATGAGCTAGAGGAGACAGAGACGCATGCACCGCACCACCGGAGAAGACCACGTCGGCAACCTGTTCGTCAACCCGGACGCCGCGACCGGAGCGAAGGGCTCGGTCGTCGGGGCCCCGTGGCTGAACTCCGTGCAGGAGGAGATTGCGACCGCGGTCGAGGCCGCCGGGATCGGGCTCACCCCGGCCGACAACTCGCAACTCGCCGCGGCCATTCCACTGCTCGCGAGCGGGGTCTCGCTCTATGGCAACCTAATCCTCAACCCTGAGTTCCTCGTCACGCAGTGGCAGCCCTCGATCACCTCGTTCACCGCGCCCTACCGGTACACGTGGACCGTCGTCCCCGCGATCTATTTCGACCGCTGGTTCGCCGACAACGGCGACGGAGGAGGGTTCGTCGAGCTGCTCGACTTCGCGCCCGCGCAGACGGCCGTGCCCCACAACCCGCGCCGCTACTGCCGCATGCGCGAGACCGCGCCGCACACGGCGGCAGGCTGGAGGCTCGGGCAAACCATCGAGAACCCCCAGCGCTTCTCTGGCGAGGACCTCACGCTGGACTGCTACGCGCGCGTCTCCGCTGGCACCCCGAACATCACCGCGCGGATCAAGATCCACTACGGCAGCGGCGGCGCGCCGAGCGCGGACGAGGAGCTCGGCAGCGCGGTGCTCGGGCTGACGACGAGCTGGACGCGCCGCACGCTGACCGCCAGCGTGCCCGACCTCTCCGGCAAAACATGGGGCACGAACGGCGACGCGTACCTCTGGGTCGAGTGGGAGATCGCAACGGGCTCGACGCTCGTCCAGGCGGATTTCGCGATCCCGCAGCTGGTAATCGGTGGAAGCGCTGGGAAATTCAGCCCGCGGCCGGACGAGGTCGAGCTCGCCATGTGCCGGCGCTACGCCGAGTGCTCCTGGGGCCTCGACGTCGGCGCCGCGAACGGCCTGCCGGCCATCGACGTGGGCGGCGCTGCGACAGTCGCCCCGCTCGGGCAGCGCCGGTGGTACTGCCCGAGCAGCGCGTTCCCGACCGATCCCACCGTCGTCGGCGACGAGTTCAAGACGGAGAAGCGCCGCGTCCCCGACATGACCTGGTTCAACGGCGAGACCGGCGCGCGCGGCGAGATCCGCTGGAACGCGACCGACCACGCAGCGTCCGGACAGGACGCGGCGTCCGCGCACACCGGATACCCGAATGTCACGTCTGGCTCGCCGAGCGGCGACGAGGTCCGCGCATACTGGTTCGCGGACGCGGAACTCGGCATCCCCTAAGCACAAGCAAAGCAAGAAGTACCCTGACCATGGCTGACGTCATCCTCCCGCACGCCGCGCACCAGCTCGGGCTCGGCGACCTGCATCTCGACACCGACGCGCTCGCGGTGATGCTGGTCATGACCAACTTCGATCTTCCCACGGACTTGCACGCGACCTCGCTCTCGGCGATGACGCTCGACGAGTGCGACGGAGCGAACTACACCCGGCTGACGCCGGCGAACGTCACCTACGTGAAGGACGCGCCGAATGCGCGCAGCGAGCTCGGCTTCGATCCAGCCGTCTGGAGCAGCCTGGGTCAGGGGACGCGACAGGTGAAGGCGCTGCTCTTGATTCGCGACACGGGGACGGACACGACGAGCTACGTCATCGGCTACTACGACACCGGCGGCTTCCCGTTCGATCCCACCGGATCGGACAACACCTACACGCCGAACGCCGAGGGCGCGGTCCAGATCACCACATGAGGCGCGATTCCGCGATACCGCCCAGGGCCGACACCGAGAAGTGCCAGGAAGCTGTCGATCAGCTCTTCGTCGCGCTCCTGGCAGGTTGCCGCACGCCAGCGGAGAAGTACCGCAACGTCGCACACGCGTACTCGATGATCACCGCCGGCGTGCGGGAAATCCGCGAGCATGCGAGCCTCAGGCGCCACGCAGCCGTCGAAGCCGAGCAGCGGAAGGAGCGCTGACCGATGGCGAAGATCAGCCTCGCGCTCGCAGGAGCACAAGCGGACCAACTCACGGCCCTGATCGACGGCGGCGCCGGCCCGGGGCGTTGCAAGATCTACGACGAGAACGGCGCCGGAATCCCGGCGGATCTTTCCGTCGCGATCACGACGCAGCTCCTGCTCGCCGACATCGCGCTTAACGACCCATCCTTCGCAGGCTTCGTCGATGCGGCTCCCGGCGCGCAGATCGTCCTCGACGTGACGCCCGAGCCGAAGGACACGGAGGCGAACGCGAGTGCAACAGGGACGCCGACGCTATTCGCACGGTTGGAGGACTCGAGCGGCGTGGAGCACTTCCAGTTCGACACGGTCGCGACCTCGGGCGCCGAGCTGAACATCAACAGTCTCGCTATCGTGGTCGGCGCGACCGTAACGATCATCGGCGGCTCGATCACTCAAGCCGAGAGCAACTGAGCGTGAGCCATCTTCTGGATCGTCTATGTGGGTACCAGATCGACGACTCGGTCGGTAAGAGCAAGCTCCCGATCCACCAGTTCATCGATGCGATCGAGGCAAACCGCAAGGGCTGGACCGGCGCGCCCACGGCTGCCGAGATCAATGCGGCGTTCGGCTTGGTCGGCCAGTCGTTCGATCTCGGTGACACGCAGCTAGCAGACGCACTGGCAATCACAGCCGTCGTGCAAGCCGGCACGCGGACCATCGGAGAAATCCAGGCCGCTCTCCGTCTCGGGGAGAGGTACCCGGCGCTGGCCACGAAGCTCCGAGTCGCCCAGATGATGACGCTGGCCTGAGGTGGCTATCACGTGGGTAGCGCGTGTCAAGAACGAGACTGCCCCAACGGCGACAGGGACGCAGGACTTCCTTGCCTTCGGGATGGAGAGCTGCGCCGGGGCGGTGATCGAGGTGACCTGGGCCACCTCGAACGACGCGCTGCACGCGGGCTACTCGCGGTCGGTCGGCGTGTGCGACGGAACAAACCAGCGCAACTCCTGGTCGTACTCGAGTAACGCCGTCGCGACGCAGCAGAGCTTCAGCGGCGGTAGCTCGAGCAAGGTCATCCACCTGGTGGATCCGGCGACGGGAGCCGTCGCTCTCGCGGCAACCTTTGACGGCTTTCAGCAGTCTGGCCTATTCGGCGGGATACGCCTCGACTTCACAACGGTGTCGGCGCAGGCGTTCCTGATTAAGGTGTGGCTCTTCGGCGGAACGAATGCTGAGTGCCTCGCGTGGCGGCAGAACGGGACCGCGACGCCAACGAAGGTCACGACCGGGTTCGCGGTCGACTTCGTCGTCACGGACTCGCAGCGCAGCGACAACGACGTCGCCGTGGATCAGCAGCGGACCGACTTCGGTCTGGGCCGCGCCGACACGCAGGTGTTGCCCGACTCCGGAGCGATGGCTCTAGCGCTGCTCTACTCCGGCGAGGATCTTTCGTCGACGGTGAGCCGGCGAGGCAAAAACGTAGACCGACTGTTGCTCGACGTGGACCTCGTCTCGGGGTCGCCTGACGCGTTCGGACCGTGGTCGTACCTCGAGAACTACACGGCGACTGGGTTCGACGTCGCCGGCGCCGATGCGTTCGGTGCAGCAGACGGTCCGTACCTGATTGGGCTCGCCGTGAAGTGCGATGACGGCGGAGGGACCGTCCGCACCGCGTTCGCCGGCAGCTTGACTACGCCCACCGCGACCGGCAGCGATCAGCACACGTTCGCCGGGTTCAAGCCGGGGTTCGCCGCCGTCTCGGTGTCTGCGCGACCGGACGAAAACAGCTTCTCGAACAACGGCACAGCGGGACGAGGCGCGACCGACTTCCAGCGTGCCGCGTCGCTGTGCGGGAACGACCAGAACAACCAGGCGACCTCGAACACCGACAGCTTTGTGGCCGAGCGTTTGGTGACGCTGCGAGCCCACGGCGGGGCGCAGCAGCTCGAGACCGACGGGCAGGCGCAGCTAGCGGACGGCATCGACATCGACTGGTCGGCCGTGGTGGCGACACCTGTGCGGTACGGGATGCTGCTCGTGGAGGAGGCTCCACACCAGGTCGCCTTCGGGGCCGAGCTGCGCGGACCGACGCCCGCATTCGTCGCGGCACTCGGGACTGAGCAGGCCGGCGGGCCGGCGGCCGCCGGCGCGGCCGCGCAGGGTGGCGCGTGGGACCTCCCGACTGAGCAGGCCGGCGGGCCGGCGGCCGCCGGCGCGGCCGCGCAGGGCGGCGCGTGGGATCTCCCGACGGAGCAGGCCGGCGGGCCGGCGGCCGCCGGCGCGGCCGCGCAGAACGGCGCGTGGGTCGGACCCGGCGCACCTCCGGGAGGCCTCGAGCACTCCGTCGTCGTGCCGCGAGCCATGACAATCGAGGCTGTCGCTGGTGCGATCGCACTCGCGACCCGTGTACCCTCCAGCCTCACCCTCGAGGCGACGGTCTAGATGGCGGGCAAAACAGCACGGCTCGGCGCGATTGGATTCAGGATCACGATCGAGCTCCAGGAGGAGCTCGCGAACGGGGGCGTCGGTGCCCTCGACGCTACGGGCGGGACTGTGGTGTTTCGAGCACAGAAGCCCGGCGGCGCGATCGTCGATTGGGCTGCGAGCCCCGAGACAGACGGGAGCGATGGGCGGTACGAGTACGTGACCGTCGGCGCGGGCGACCTCGACACAGCCGGCGATTGGATCATCGAGGCGCGGCTCACCCCGGCGGGCGGCGGACTGCTACCATCGACCCACGAGGCATTCACCGTCGAGCATTCGCTCCCGGCGCCCTAACCGTCCGATCCTCCCACGAGCACCTCCCCATGGAACTCACCCACGACGCCCTACTGGACGACCTCAAGGCGATCGGCCGCAAGAGCGCCCTCGACGTGTCGATCACAGGCACCGAGGCGCTCGACGTCGTCGACGAGCTGTCCCTCATCTACGCGGACGCCGCGGCCGCAGGCGACGAGGAGAGCCTCGAGCGCGCCGGGAACGTCGCGCGCGCGCTGACGGACCTGCCATCCTCCGAGGCCAGGAGCGAGCAGCTCGACGTGGTGCGCGCGGGACTCGTCGGCGGCGTCCGGATGATCGTGCAGCTGGCGGCACGCGGCCTGGTCAAGGTCGCGCCGCTCCTCCTGGCGGCGGGCGTGCTGGGCGCGTGCAGACAGCTCGTGCCCGAGCACGCCTACGACCTCGAGCTCGCCGGCATCCTGCCCGTCACGACCGACGTCGCTCTGACGCTCGACGCCTACGTGATCGCCGACGAGGACCTGGCTGACGCAGAGCGCACGCAGCTCCTGGACGCATCCGCCGCGCTGCTGGACGCAGTCGACGGGCCGGAGGAGTGGGTTGGCGCGCTGTGGTTCGGGGCGCTCCTGGAGCCTGTCGCTGTGCCGCACGACGCCTACGTGGAGGCGGACGCGCAGCTGACGTTGACTCAGAGGTCCGTGCGCCTCCTGGCGACGCGCACGCTGCGGCTCCGGGTCCAGGCCGCCTCGCCAGACTGACCCGGCGCCGGCACGGTGCAGCCTGAGCGGGGGGCGCGGCGTTGGTTCTTGCACGCCGCGCCCCCCGGGCTGTACGGTGGCACCCACACGCTACGGGCGCTCGACACGCCCAGGTCACCGGTAGGCACCGAACCCCCTGGACCCAGACCATGCAACTCAAAACGAACGCGGCGCTCGACATTGCGCTCCTGCGTCCCTCGCCGTCCAACCCGCGCGGCACGATCGAGCCAGGCGCGCTCGCGTCGATGCGGGACTCGCTCGAGACCAGCGGACAGCTGCAGTCCATCCTCGTCCGGCGCACCACAGGTGAGCACTACGAGATCATCGCCGGCCACACTCGAGTCGCCGCGGCGCGCGAGCTCGGTTGGACGCACATAGCCGCGATCATCGCGGGCGACCAGGTCGACGACGCCGGCGCCGCCGCGATGGCGATAGCCGAGAACGTCGTCCGGCGCGCCCTCACGCCCTCGGAGCAGGCCGCCGCGATAGAAGCGCTCGGTGGGAAGATCGACGACGCCGAGCTCGCGCGCCGACTCGGTCTCTCGCCAGGCAAGCTTGCGCGGCGGCGGAACCTCACTGCGCTGATCCCCGAGTGGCGCAAGGCGATGGCTCCTGGCGGCGAGCACGCGGAAGCGCGCGCCGGTGCGCTGGAGATCATCGCGCTGCAGCCTGAAGGGGTGCAACGCGCGGCGGCGCAGCACTTCTCGACCCGGGGGCCTGCGTGGAAGGTTCACCCTGTTCTCACCGTTGCCAGCGCGCGTAGCTTCCTCGCCGATCACTCCCGGCGCATGGACCTCATGCCGTGGGGCGCGGACGACGCAGAGCTCCTTCCGGCGGCCGGTGCGTGCTCGCGGTGCAGCAAGCGGTCCGACTGCGTGCCGAGTCTGTTCGCCGAGCTCGAGATCGCCCCAAAGGGCCGCTCGAAGAAGGCCGCTGGAAACGGCGCAGTCGCCGCGCTCTGCCTCGACTCCGACTGCTGGGACAAGAAGCACGCCGCGCATGCCAGCGCCCAGATCGCTGCGCAGCGCGCGGAGCACGGCGACGCCCTCGTGCTCCTGGACGGCACCTCGCGCGATTTCGACCGGCGGCGACGTGGCATTGTGAAGCAGATTCCGGACAGCGTCAGGCACGCGGCGCTGAGTCCATGGGACTGGGAGCGCGCGAAGAAGGGCGCGAAGGGTGCGCAGCCGGCCTACGACCTTCATTCCGGGCGACTCCTGCACGTCAAGGTGTATCGATCCAGGACAACCACGGGCAATCGAGGCAAGGGTGCGAAGGCGAAGGTCGCGAAGACCGAGACTCCCGCCGCGATCCTCAACGCAAAGCTCGAGCGGCTCAAGGCGCGCCGCCTCGCCTGGATCGTCGACTACGTGCGGACCCGCCTGGAGAGCGCGACGCTGGCCGACGCGCTCGGTCCCGCCGCGGAGGTCGCGGACCTGCTTCCGCTCATCGCCGAGTTCGGCGTCACGCCGCTTTCATCGGGCAGCCGCCGGCTGTCGATGGCGGCAGCGCGGCCGCGCGCGCTGAACACCGCCGAGCGCGAGGTGCTCGGAGACATCGTGCCCGACGAGTGGCTCTTGCCCTCCATCCGGTGCTGGTGGTCGGTCAGGGACAAGCTCTCCGGGCTGCTCATGCGCCGAGGCGCGGCGCAACCGGACGAGTTGATGCTCGCGCGGCGCATGGCGGCCCACCTCTGGACGCTCACGTCCGCCGATCTCGACACGCTCGCCGCGGCCGAGATCCCCGAATCCGCGGCGCTCGTCCGCGCTCGCGGCGCCGCATCGACGAAACCCGCGCGGAAGAAGAAGACGCGCACCTCCGCCGAGGGCCGGCGGGAGTGGGCGGCGGAGAACAAACGAAAGCGCAGCGCCGCCGCCCGAGACGGCGGAGCCACCGCGCGCGACGCGGCCGCCGCCGGGACCACCCTGGAGGAGCTGCCTCATGTCACGCCCGAGTGAGAGTGCGCGTCGCCGGATAGACTTTGCTGCGCCGGCGCGCCTGCTAGTGCGCTCATGCAAGTACTGCGGGACCCCGATCGTGTTAGGGATCGTCAACGGGGGCCGCTGGCACCCTCTCCACTGGCCGACCCGACAGGGAACCGGGAGCGAGATGCGGCTCGAGTCCCACCACGCCTACTGTCCAGAGACGGCGATGCGCAGGGAGTCCCTCGCGCGTCGCCGGGCAGCGCCCGAGGCGCGGTGCAGCGTCGAGGGGTGCCGCTCCGCCTGCCGCGGGCAGTTCTGCCGGCGCTGCTGGCGTAAGCTGCCCCTGCCCGTCAGGCGCGCTGTCAGGGAGAGCGCCAGGGGGGGGTCGCAGCTCGCGGTGCAGCGGCACCTCGAGCTGCTCGTGGCCGCGCGCCGGCTCGTCGTCCGCGGCGGGAAGCTCGAAACCGGCCATCTATTCGGGGACAACTAGCACGATGGCCGACGAAGAGTGGTACTGCCCGCGACGAGCGCCCTACGGCATGGACCAGTGGCGCAAGCCCGAGGGCGGGGACCAGTGGAGCGAGAACCGTTGGACTGGCCTGCGTGTGACCTACAGCCGCTCTGAGGGCGGCGTGACGTTGGAGCAGCGCGTGGAGCCCCAACGGTTCCCGGCGAGCTGGCAGCCGCGCGTGTGTTCGTTCTGCGGGGGCGCGCATCCCGAGGACGTGCTGCGGCTGATCGCTGAGGGCTGGGAGGTCGAACCGTCGCTGAAGGGCTACAAGGGGTACCTGCACCCTCCCGGCTACACGCAGTCGATGCAGGGTGCGATGCGCAAGATGGGTCGTGGCATGGATCCGATCCGCGCGTTAGCAGAGCGTCCGAGCGTCAGCGACCCCACGCCGCCGGTGAAGATCTACGCGCAGCACTTCTCGCCCGCGCAGCTCGAAGAGCTGAACCGTGGGCGGTGTGACTGACGCCGCGCGCGCGCTAGACTCGCCGCGGTGAAGCGCATAGCCGGACCCAACGCAGCGCCGGGCTCGGCATTCCGCGAGGGTGTCGACCCTACTCTCGTCACCGCCGCCTGGCTCAACAGCCTGCAGGAGGAGGTTGCGCTCGTCGTCGAGGGCGCGCAGATCACGCTCGATCGCGACGACGATGGTCAGCTGGCGACGGCCATCGCGACCCTGATCTCGCTGCGCCTGTCCCTCGAGCTCGGCGCCGTCCAGTACCTCGTCGCGCCGCAGGCCGTGTCGACCGGGGACCGCCTCCTGATCGGCGGGCTCTTCGTCGTCGCGCTCGAGGCTGGCGACTCCGGCGACGTCGTGCAGTTCCTCGCGCGCAGCGCCGGCACCGGCGTGGCGAAGGCGTCGGGCGTCGCGTTCGCGCCGGGGCAGCGCGTCTACTGGGACCCCCTCACCGACGAGGCGACCGACGTCGCCGCCGGCAACCACCCGATTGGATTCGCAACGGCCGAGGCGGCCGGCGGAGCGGGCAACGTCAACACGCGCCTCGACGGCGTTGTGCTCTCGCCCCAGGAGGGCGGGCCTCTGCAGGCGTCGTTCGGGTTCCAGCGCTACGCGAGCCCGCTCGCCGGCGACGGCGCGACGATGCGCTACGTCGCGAGCACCGCGGGCACCGTCACCTTGACGGTCGAGCGCGAGGCGGGATCCGCGGCCGATGCGTCCGAGATCGCGTTCGCGGCCGTGGGCACCGCCGTGGCCGGCATCCACTACAACGTGCTGACGAGCTCGCCCATCGCGTTCGGCGCGGGGCAGGCGACGGCCGCGCTGCAGATCGAGATCCTCGACCCGGCGCTGTTCCACCGGGAGAAGCTCCTGCGCCTCGACCTGATCTCCGCCTCCGAGGGTGGGGTGATCTCGACCGCGCGGCCGTGGTTCGAGGTCTACATCCACGAGGCGGATCCCGGCTCGAAAGTGCCGAGCGCGACGTTCGCGGCCGCGTCCTCGGGCCCGCACCCCGAGGACGGTGGCTCAATCACGGTCGCGATCTCGCTCGACGCGGCGTCCGCCGAGGACTCGCTCATCCATTTCGAGCCGGATCCGGCGGTCACCACGGCGATTGCCGGTGCGCACTACGTCCTCGAGCAGAGCCCAAAGGTCATCCCGGCCGGCCAGACGTCGGCGACGATCACCGTCGAGCCGATCAACGGCGGGCTGTCCGGCGACGTCACGCTCGCGCTCATGCTGCGGCACGAGGCTGGCCCCGTCGTGCAGCGCAACCTGGTCACGGAATCCGACCTCCCGTTCGTCTCGGCGGCGCTCTCGTTCCACGAGCCGGAGCCGCCGACACGCTACGGCAAGCCGACCGTCTGGATCGGAGGCTGCAGACAGGGGCTTGCCCCTCCGGGCTACTCGACCGAGCCCGAGCGTGACCCCGGCGTGCTCGACCCGGACGGCCGCAAGCAGGCGTCCTTCCTGCGCATGAGCACCTACACGGACGCGCCAGGCTGCCTGAAACCGCACTTCGGCTCGGGGATCTGGTCCGACGGCCCCGAGTCGCTGCCCACGGTCAGCGAGGGCAGCACCGCCGTGCTCTCGTGCTACGTCCACGAGGCCAGCGCGGCCGCGCGGAGGTTCAGGTACTTCCGGATCGGGATCATGGACCGCACGCGGCAGATCCAGACCGGCGACAGTTCGACCGCCGTTGCGGTTGCGCGCTTCGAGTGGCTCGGCGCCGCGCCCGTCCTGATCGAGGTCCAGAACGGCGGCGTCGCTCGCATCTCGGCAACCGAGTGGATGTGCACCCAGCACCGAAACTACATCGGCAACGGGTGGCACCGGATCGCGGTCGAGTACACGCCAGACGCCGGCGAGGGCTACGGCGATCGGCTACTGACGTGGTTTCTCTACCCGGTCGACCCAGAGGAGGGGCACGTGCCGGCCGACCTCGACAAGGGCTGCTGTTTCTTCGGCGTGCAGTTCGAGGTCGACCCCCCAGGCAACACCTGGAGCGAGTACCAGGAGGTGCTCGGCACCTGGTGGTCGCCGCGCGGCGGGCTCGACCTCGGCGCGATAGGCACGCACGAGATGCAGCTGCAGGACGTCGACCTCGAGGCGACGGTCCTCGAGTACGACCCGATCGGATCGCCGCCTATCGCGGGCATGCTGGCGCAGGCCGTCGTCCCGATCGACCCGACCTCTGGCGCGCTGCCACAGTTTGGGATCGACGGGCAGCGCGCGGATGTGTTCCCGGTCACGCGCATGCACGACGG